GGTTTTTGCGAACGAGGAACATGACCGTTTACAAAGGCGGAATGTATGTGCATACCACTTCAAAGCCGACATTCAAGTGCAGGGGCAGGGGTATTGATTTATAATTAAAACTGACCCAGGTTTTACGAGGAAAATTGACCCACCTTAATGGGGGGGACGTGAGTAAGTAGAACCCAGTCCTGATACACTGTACCTTGAAAATTTAACACTCAGAATTGACCCACCTACTCAAGCAAAGTACAATCCTCTTCGTGTGCAATCAGTCACGGAGAGGAGGCGAAAGAAGGTGTACGGATTGCAAGACTGGGCAGCTGTCCAACGGGTCTACAAGCAGACCCATTCAAAGCGGGAGACCGCAAAAGTCCTGGGGATCTCACGCAATACCGTAAAAAAGCTGTTGGAACTTACGGATGAGCCGGCCTACAGCCGGACCATTTATCCATCATGCCTGGATGAGTATAAGGAGTTTATTATTCAATGGCGATGTAAACCATACGAATTCAACGGTACGCGCATCTTCAGGGAGTTGAAGAAAAAAGGCTACACGGGCAGCATTGGCCCCGTTTACCGATTTCTTCAGAGGGTGGATGAAGATGTGGGGCTGATCAGTTCCAAGGCAACCGTCCGCATCGAAACACCGCCCGGTGACCAGGCGCAGTTCGACTGGTCGGAGTATTCCATGGTGGTCGGTAACCGGGAGCGGAAAGTGTACTGCTTCGCAATGATACTGGCGGCATCCAGAAAGAAGGCCGTCTGTTTCTCCCTGAAAGTCGATGCGGCAGCGATCTATGAAGCCATCCAGGAGCTGTTCGACGATCTGGGTGGTGTTACCTTGGAACTGCTGATTGACAACCCCAAAGCGCTGGTGATTGAGAACCATCCAAAAAGCGAGGACGAAATCCGCTACAACCCACAGGCGCTGATGATGGCCAGGCATCTTGGGACGGAACTGAACGCGTGCCCCTGTTACTGGCCCCGTAAAAAAGGCAAAATCGAATCGCCCTTCCACTACCTGGAGGAGCAGTTCGTAAAGGGAAATACGTTTGCGACAATGGAAGAACTGAACCGGCGCGGAAAAGCGTTTGTAAACGGATGGTGTGATGAGGTGCATGGCACCACAAAGCGGATCCCTAACCAGCATTACCTGCTTGAAGAGAAATCCTCATTGCTTCCGCTCCCAAAGACCCACTACCGAATCAGAAATCTCCAGCAGCGGATCATCAGTCCTGACAGTTACATCAGTATTGACGGAAACAAGTACAGCGTGCCTGTAAAATATGTCGGCAAAACACTTTGGTTCCGGATCACCTACGGATTCCGCGTTGAGATCTATGACAGGAAGGAGAACCGGCTCCTCACATGGGAAGCCTCTGCCAGGAAGCATGATGTACAGACAGACCCGGATCATTATGAAGAGATCGCAACGCCAGTAAGTACTTCCATCCCTCAGATCCGCAGGGACTTCACTTCCCGTTTCTCCAACGGTCAGCGCTATCTGGAAGCTGCCGGCAGGAAGTTTGACCAGCCAACCCACCATGCCAGGAAGATCATGCTCCTCGGCGATCTTTATGACGATCCCATGCTTGACCGCTTCATCGGTTACAGCATTGAGTTGGACAAGATGGATATCACATCGTTTAAGGAAATCCTCAGGCAGTACAATGCCGGAACCCTTTCCCTGCCGGAATGTGATCCCCAGGGAACTGTGGAATCCGCCCGCGGAATGGACGGTCATGATGATGCCCCGTCCCTGACGCGCGACTGCAGCTACTATGAGGCAAATGTGATGGCGGAGGTGTCCGGATGAGACAGCAGGATGTTAAGACAAATGCGGAATACATCAAAAGAATGATGAAACGCTTTAAACTGGTAGACATGCGCGAGCAGTACCAGGACCTGATCCTGGAAGCGGAATCCTCCTCCATGGACTATGAAACCTTCCTTGTAAGGCTCCTTGCCGCAGAAGAGGAAGGAAAGATCCGCCGCCGGACAGAAAAACTGCGCAGGGAAGCAGGCTTTGAATCCGAGACGCGGCTGGAGGACATTGATTATGGCTTTAACCAGTCACTGGATCAAGACAAGATCATGGAACTGGGCAGGCTGGATTTTCTTGATGCCGGTGAAAATGTCATCCTGATCGGGCCTCCCGGTGTTGGCAAAAGCATGATCGCAACGGGGATCGGAATGAGGGCCGTCAGTGCCGGTTATAAGGTGCTTTTTGTCAACGCAAAGGATCTGGTAGACCGGCTGTATGAAAGAATGCAGGAAGGAACCCTGCGGGAAATGCTGGAAGAACTGGGCAGGCTGCCGCTGCTGATCGTGGATGAACTTTCGTATATAAAGATGGACAGGGAAAGAGAGAGCCTTTTGTTCCAGGTGATCCGCCAACGGTACGAAAAGAGCTCCCTCATTATCACGACTAACCTTCCCATGGGTAGATGGGATGAGATGTTTACCGGCCGTCTTGCCGCCACGGCGATCCTGGACCGCCTGGTGCATCATTGCCATATCTTAAGTATAACCGGTGACAGCTACCGTGTCAAAGGGTCAAAACAGAGTGTGAAAGGAAAGGTATAGAAAACATGAAGATAAAGAAAGAAAAAAGAAGGTTCCTCAGGCAGGAACTGAAGGAATACGAAAGAGTAACCCCGATGACAGAAGAAGAACGATCTGCCCTGCGGGAGTGGGTAAATGCAGGAAACAGTGTACATGAAAACGGATCCATGGCCTCATATGAAGGCGGACGCCCAATGGATTTCCTGGAGGTATACCGGCAGGAGGAAGGGATCCGGCGTGCCCTTGCTGCCATGAGTTATGAGGAAGGAAGTAACTATCTTCTGGAGGAATACGGGATCGATAGAGACGGAGTCATGACTTCGGCGCCTCCCACTTATGAGGAATTAAGGAAAAAGGCCAACCGTCTTTACCGTACCTGTTTCCTGTACTGGGAATTTCTGGTGGCCAACGATCTAAGGGAGGAAGCCTACGAATACGTGCGGGAACATCTCGATGAGGAATGGCCATTTGAATCATTCGACTGGGATATCGCGCAATAGGGGGCATAGTATGGGCAGGATAAGCATTAGGGAAGAAGCATTCCCGGAAATCATCGGGCAGTATAATTCCGGCGGCAAAACAGCAGCATATGACTGCCTCCGCAGCCGTTATGGGATCAAACATCCATACTTTGTAATGAAGCGGATCAAGGACTGTGGGAGATTCACTTACGATCCTGATACAGACCTGTTTTCTGAGACAGGAGCAAGTACAGCAGACAGCGTTTTTATGAATCTGGATGAACTATGCAGTACAACGGCAGTCACAGAGGGAAGGCCAACTCAACCAGCTGCCGATCCAAGACCTGCGGCAATGGAAAAACTGGTTCACGAATTGATCAGTGACCGTCTGCTGATATTAAGCCGTTACATCACCTTGGATTCATCAACGAGAACGATTCTGATTGACCAGACATCATTATCGGCAGATGGATATCAAGTGGTAACTCACTAACAGGGTGGGTCAATTCACAGTGTAAAAATCAGGAATGACAGATAGAATTGACCCGCTTTAGCTTCCTGCTTTGCTGGGCACTAAGGTGGGTCAATTTTAAATAAAAAAGTGGGTCAATTCTACTTGACAATCAACAAATGGCAAAAGGCTAAGATGAAGGAGCCGTTACGGACAAGGAATCCGTGGCGGCTTTTTCTGTGGGAAAGAAGGTGGACAGATGCCAAGCAAACCAAAGAAGCCTTTGAGTGAAAGTGGCACGCATGATCGGAGCAATCTGATTGCGCTGTGCAAGTCGTGTCACTCGACTATACACGCAAAGAGAGGGGACTATTGGGGGAACCATCGCAGGTAGGGGCGGTGCAAATCTCTATACGTAAGGCTTCCAGGGAACGGCGCGGGGTCACGCGTGCAAAATCACGAAATGAAAAGTGAGAATCTGATCTAGATGAATTTACCTCTGAGGTAAATTACTACCTTGGCAAAATGGGATATCTGTGCTATCATAGATTTACCTCAAAGGTAAATCCGAAAGAGAGGTGATGGTTTGGATATCACGTACAAGAACAACAAAATCAAAAAGATTTGTACGGATGCCAAAACTGCAGAGAGAACCTACGGCCGAGAAATGGCCGATAAAATACATCAGCGTATAGATGAAATTGGCGCGGCAGACACTGTTGAAATGATGATCCAGTTCCACATTGGACGATGTCATCCCCTTACCCAAAATCGGAAAGGACAATATGCGGTGGATTTGGTTCATCCGTACAGATTGGTATTCGAGAAGAATGGCAACGAAATCCAAATAGCAAATATTTTGGAAATAGTCGATTATCATTAATGGTCAAGATGACAAGTCAAGGAGGTAGCACTATGGTGAGAAGTCGCAGTTATATTGCAACGCCACCTGGGGCGACAATTAAAGAGCAGCTGAATGACAGGGGTATGAGTCAGAAGGAGTTTGCAGCCAGGATGGATATGTCTGAAAAGCATATCAGCAAGCTCATTAACGGTGAGGTGCAGCTTACACTGGAGACCGCGGTTAGATTAGAAATGGTTTTAGGTGTACCGGCAAAGTTTTGGAATAATCTTGAGGCGATATACAGAGAGAAGATAATAAAGGCTGAAGCAGAAAATGCAATGGATGCTGATGCTGAAATGGCCAAACAATTTCCTTATAGCGAGATGGCAAAGTTTGGATGGGTTCCGGAGACTAGAGAAGCGAAGGAGAAGGTTGTCAATCTGAGGAAATACTTTGAGGTTGTTGAACTTTCACTTCTTGGGAGTGAGCAGATTACGAGAATTGCCTGCAGACGTCTGGCAATAACAGAAAAAAGTGATCTGGCATTAATGGCATGGGCACAAGAGGCAAAGATTAAGGCGCGTAGTATCCAAACCGCTCCGATCAATATCAAAGGTTTGATTTCTGCTATGCCAGAGATAAGAAAAATGACGGTTCTTAAACCTAAGGAATTCTGTCCTCAGATCAAGAAATGTCTTGCGGATTGTGGAATAGCTTTAGTATTCCTGCCGCACCTTAAAGGTTCATTCCTTCAGGGGGCTTCTTTTATGGACGGGAACAAGATTGTCGTAGGGCTCACTGCCAGAGGTAAGGATGCTGACAAGTTTTGGTTCAGTCTGTTCCATGAACTTGCGCACATTGCTCTTGGCCATGTAGGGCAGCCTAATGGTACATCTGAAGATGATGAGAAAGCAGCGGATAAATGGTCGGGTGATACACTTATTTCATCTGATGATTTTGAAGCTTTCAGAAAGGAAAGAGATTATTCAGAGAGAAGAGTACTCCAATTTGCAAAAGCTCAAGGAATTGCTCCGGGGATAGTAGTTGGAAGAATGCAGTTGGAAGGAATGATCAAGTACAGTATGTTGAATAATTTGAAAGAGAAATATGAAATAGCTGTATAAAGGATATATTCAAAAAGCTTTTGAAGGATCATGTGAAGAGCATGGTCCTTTTATTATGCAAAACAGAAGGAAGGAGGGCGATGCTCTATGGCTGGTAGAAAGCCGAAGCCTGCAGCAGTAAAAAAGCTGGAAGGCAATCCGGGAAAGAGAAAACTGAACACAAAAGAACCGAATCCGGGTAAGGGAATGCCCGACTGCCCTGCATGGTTATTGCCGGAAGCTAAGACAGAATGGATCCGCTTATCGGAGAAATTGAATCAGATGGGAGTGCTGACGGAGATCGACCGGTCTGTATTTGCAGCCTATTGTCAGTCCTACGCCAGATGGAAAGAGGCTCAGGAACATATCAATTCCGAGGGTGCTACCTACGAAACGGAGAATGGTATGCAGAGACCGAATCCGTGGGTTGCGATCTGTAACACGGAACAGCGGCTGATGATGCAGGCAGCATCTGAGTTTGGTCTGACTCCATCGGCCAGATCGAGGATCATGGCGGCATCCGGCGTCGGCAAGGACGAAGAAGATGAGATGGAGGCATTACTTGGGGGTGAGGCTTAATGGCGGAGAGAAGACCTGCGGGTTATCCGAAGCTTAAGAATTACAAGCCGTCAAGATTTATGCTTCCGATATCTCATTATGATAAAGCGAAGGCTGACAGGGCTGTGAAGTTTATCGAGAATCTGTGTCACACCAAAGGGAAATGGGCAGGCAAGAGGTTCTGGCTGCTCCCCTGGCAGGAACAGCTGATCCGTGACATCTTCGGGATCGTCAAACCTGACGGGTACCGGCAGCTCCGAACAGCCTTTGTGGAAATATGCAAGAAAGTAGGTAAGAGCGAATTGGCAGCAGCCGTCGCTCTTTATCTTTTGTATGCAGATAATGAACCTTCTGCTGAAGTCTATGGCGCTGCGGCTGACAGGCAGCAGGCCAGCATCGTTTTCGATGTGGCAAGGCAGATGGTGGAGATGTCGCCGGCGCTTCTGAAACGGTCGAAGCTGATGACGGCAACAAAGAGAATAGTAAACTACGGAAATTCAGGATATTACCAGGTGCTCAGTGCAGAGGTCGGGGGTAAGCATGGATTTTCAGTCAGTGGATTGGTGTTTGATGAGATTCATACACAGCCTAACAGGCAGCTGTATGACGTTCTGACAAAGGGATCATCAGATGCCAGACAGAATCCGCTGCATTTCATTATCACCACGGCAGGTACGGACAGACATTCCATCGCCTATGAGCTTCATACAAAGGCGGTGGATATTCTGGAAGGCCGGCGTGTGGATCCGACTTTCTATCCGGTGGTCTATGGACTGAAGGATGATGAGGACTGGGAGGATGAAGCAAACTGGTACAAGGTCAATCCTTCCCTGGGATATACGGTCGATATCGAAAGGCTCAGGGATGCCTACCGGGAAGCAAAGCAGAATCCGGCGGATGAAGTGACCTTCAAGTGGCTGAGGCTGAACATGTGGGTTTCAAGTACTGTGGCATGGATACCGGATGCGATATTCATGAAGGGAAACGAAGAGATTGATCTGGCGGCGCTGGAAGGCCGGGACTGCTACGGCGGTCTGGACTTATCCAGCACAGGTGATATCACGGCTCTCGTTTTGATGTTCCCACCGAGGGATGAGGATGAGAAGTATATCCTGCTTCCGTTCTTCTGGGTACCGGAAGAAACGATACCGCAGAGAGTGAAGGCAGCATCCGTTCCTTATGACATCTGGGAGAGGCAGGGATATCTGTTATCGACCGAGGGCAACGTGATCCACTATGACTTCATTGAGAAGTTCATCAATGACCTGGCGGAGAAGTACCACATTGTCGAGATCGCAGTGGACAGATGGAATGCCACACAGATGATCCAGAACTTGGAAGGTGACGGATTCACGATGGTTCCGTTCGGTCAGGGCTTTGCTTCAATGTCAGGACCGACAAAGGATTTTTATCGTCTGCTTATGGAAGGCAAGATCATTCACGGAGGACATCCGGTTCTCAGGTGGATGG